AATTACACAGTAAACTTCAATATGCTCTTTTGTGCTGTATTGTCTGTCAACAAAAACAATACCACCACATCTTGCACACTTCACTAATTTGGTATTCCAATGGCAATAATATTAATTTTTGTTGATGTAACTCCAACAGTATCATATCTTACGTTAAAAGTAGCGTTAGTGTTTGTAACTGCTGCAAGAACTACCGCAACGTCTTGACCTGCTGAGGTGTTTGCACTATCAAAAGGAGTAGCAACAACTATTGGAGTAGTTTTAAAATTATAAGTAATTGTAAACGACTCTGTTTGACCAATTGTAGTAACGGGTTTAGAAGCACTAAGTATGTGCGTTTTTGCAAACACACTCATTCTACTTGTTGGCACCGTGCTAGGAAGTCCATCCTCTGCAATAATTTTAAACATTCCATTTTCTGAACTTGTAAATCTATCAGCAAGTTCATTTACGGCTGAAACAATGTCGTAAATATATGAAACGTCTAAAGGTTGCCCTCTTTGTGGTACGATTAATCTTCCCATGATTCCTCCATTATATCATTTAACTTACGGTATTTCAATTGATTTAATATCTAAAGTTAGTGCCGTAATTCTTTCTTTTGTAATTCCTTCTGGCTGAATTGCAATTGTTAATGTTTTTGCCGAACTTGCCGTATTAGCAAAGGTATAAGTTGTTGTAGTTTTATCTCCAGAAAGAACTGTTTCGCTAGTTGTACCATGATAAGAATATGGGTCGGATCCATATTTAATAAAAATATCAAGTTTTGCTCTACCTCTAGAGTCTACAGTTCTAACAGAAATTGTTCCTGCAACGGGAGAAACAGTTACTGCATTTTTAGTAACTTCTGCAGTAAGACCATTTAATGGAACTGAATCAACATAATAAATTTTAGACCATGCTGATGTTCTATTAAAGTCATCAGAGATAACTCTATATCTTAAAACGTGTTTATTCTCAGAATTTACTGGTGGTAAATTTTTTTTTAATATTGTTACTTTTTTTATACCTTTATCTACCATTAAGAAATATCTCCAATAGTTCCAATATCTAAAGCCATTCTAAATTCAACATAATTGTTTGTATTTGTAGATTTAGTTATTGGCTCTGCATCTGCATTTTGAACAACGGTATATCCAACCAATCCATACAAAGGATTAACTGTATTTACATTATCAAACCTAATTGCGTCAAAAGCAATGTAGTGTGTATCAACTACTACTGCTGAAGTTACTACACATGAATAGATTTTTGCAGTTCTAATTGTTGCCCAGGAAAAACCTTGTTGTAAAACAAAATTTCCTAGTGTTTTTGAAATTGCAAAATATCTATTAGCATCAAAATCAACCACATCTCCATCATCAACTAAATCAATTAAACATCTTGCATATTTGTCATTGCTATCTATAAATTCTAAAATTATTTTAAGGCTATCTGGATTTGTATAACTGTCAGCATCTTTGTCAACAAGGGAAAATGCAATTTTAATTTTATCAGATAATGAATTTTGAGAAAGGTTAAGGCTAAGTCCAGTTTTTTGTATGTGATATTTTTCTGCTAAACTAGAAGTAACATCTGTAATATCTTTAATTGTACTATAATTTCCTTTTACTAAAAGCATATTATTAAAAAATCTACATCTTTCATTTCTTTCATTTCTACCTGCTTTAAAAAATATAGGATTGTCTGCTGCTGTTTGAAAAACACTTAACTCGGTTGCAATAATATTGGTATTTAATGGATCATCAAGGGCCGTTGTAATTGGCGAACTAACATTTTCAAAAGTAGTGTTGCCGTACTGCCATTGTTCTTCTTCTGTAAATAATAACAATGGTCTGCTGTCAAATCCCGAAGCGTCTGGATTACCCCCCGCAGAAAAAATACCAATTTCTGTAATTTCATATCTTTCTGTTGTTGGAAGTTCTGAAGTAAATACTATTTTATTTACTCCATCTTCTTCTACATATCCCCTTGAAGAAATAGGAACCCTAAACATTTCAAAGTCTAAAGTATCTTTAGTAGAATATTCTCCATAAGAGTCTCCAGTTGTTAGTGGCTGAGCCCCGCAACCAAAAGCCATATAAGATGCGTAGGCAGGCGTGATTCCTATTAGGTATTTTGCAATAATATCTTTTCCTTTATTGGTTATCACGATTCCTCATTTCCAAGATTTGTCTTATATATTGTACCACTTTGAAGAGTTTCAATCTGAATACTTTCTCTTACCCCTAAATTTATTGCCTCTATAACTATTGCGCCCATTGTTAAATCCGATACAGTTATGCCACCCTGATCATTTCTATAAACATTTATTCCATTTGGCCCACTGCCAACGTTTGGAACCTTTCTTTCTAATTTAATTGGAAAATTTAAAAAATATGTGTCTGAAGTATCTTGAAGAGCAATAATTTTTTTAGGGCTTAAGGCTCTTATTGTTTCTGCCATATTTGCAATTGGTTGATAAGAAATTGTCCCAGTATCCAATTTTGCACTATTTGTTAAAGATAACAATGCCAATCCATTAATTTGTTCAAAAAATAAAAATTTAATAAAATCTTGATCTGTTTGTGCATCACCTTCTTTATCTCTATCAAACCTAACATATTGTGGAGTTGCAATTTTTACTGGAGATCCTGTTGGAGGTGGTGGCGGGGGAACTGGAGGTGGGGTTGCTGAAATTGGTGGTGGCGGTTGTACTGATCCTCCTGTTAAATTTGCTCCACCAAATGTTTCTACACTTTGTGTCTTCTGACCCTCTGCCTCTACAGCACTTCTAGGAGTCATATTGTCAATTAAGTCAGATGAATTTAAAGTACTTTTATTAGATTTTGTTTCAAATGCCTTTACAAAATCATCATACTCATACTGATATTCTCCGTCTGAAATTAATGGCACGTTACACCTCACTCAAATATATAGTCATGTCTGGTCCTTCTAAACTTCTTGAATATTCTATATTATAAATAACAAATCTTGAAGATGTTGGCGCTACAAGATCTAATCCATTATTATTTTTATAATCAATTGAAACAATATCGCCCAGTTGAATTGTTGGATTAGCAAAAATTTTTAATCCAATTGATTTTTTTGAAACCATTAATTTATCAAGTAACCAACCCATTAACTCTTCCGCTTCTTCTGTTGTCTGTATATACTCAACATCTATATTAAAGTCTGTTCTTCCGTGCTTAAGTCTACTTAGTTTAAGATTGTTATATTTTTCTTTTTCTAATTTTGGTGAATACACTATTGCATCACCCTTAAGTTCTGGGTCTGAAAAATTTGATCGTTTTTTAAAATAATCATCTACTGTCAATTCGCTACTACTGTCACTAGTAAAAGCAATTCCCATAATTCGCAAAGTATTAGACACATCAGTACCAAGATTTAAAATGGCATCTGTTGCATTAAATACTAAAAATTCTGCTCCATAAGCATTTGCTTGAAATCCAGAAACTGTATATTCTTTTAATTTGTCTGGTGCCATTACTATTTTTGCATATAGTGCTGGATACGCATTGTCAAATCTTGCATTAATATATGCACACTCTCTCATTATTGTTCCAAATTCATCATAAAAAATACTACGTGCTGGCGTTGTTATTGTATTAATACCTTTTAAATAAGCCTCTTGTAAAATTCCACTTAGTGCATATTTTTTAATAGCATCATTTGCTGTAATTGATTTAGTTGAAAAAGTTCTTGATATTTGATTATTAATTTCAAATCCCGTATTTTTTGAATAGTTATCTGATAAAGCATAAATATTTTCAAACATACATTTTGAAGATCCACGTACAAACAAAGCAGTTGACTGATACTTTGGCAAAGGGTCTTTGTCATCAACTTGAGCAATTAATTCATTATTTATATATAAATAAAACCTTCTTATATTGCTATTTGCTAAGTCTTCATATTCTACTGCTAAATCATATATGCTAATATCTGTCTCGTTGTATTTTCTTGATAGTCCAAAAAATTCTCCAGGATCGTAGTTAATTGTTTCATCATAAGTACTAAATAATTTAATTGGAACTGCCTTGGTTTTGCCAACACCTGGAACTATTTTATAAAATATAACGTTGTGTGTATTTTTTGTTTTATTGTTTAGTGCAATTATTTCAAAATAATATCCTAAATTTGTTTCTGGATTTAACAAAACTGCAATTCCTCCAGAGTTGCCAGATGTAAGAACAGATTGTTCTGGAGAAATTGTTGTATTTGTTGTAGCAGTAGCAGATACATTGTTTCGATAATAAGTCATTCCATTTAATGGAATTGAATTGAAAAGAACTTTTCCATCTTGTGTAACTGTTTCACCTTGTGGTTCTCCAATAATTCTAATTCTAGTTCCAAAATGTTTAAAGACAGACTGATCCAATGTTTTATAGACATAAAATAAATTATCAAGTGCGGATGAATCTGTTGTTGTAGAAAAATCTTTACCTTGAAAAACAAGAGCAGAAGATTGTATAAGTCCTTTATTTTTTGCTGGATCTATAATTTGAACAGATGCCCTTTCGGTTTCTGTATGTTCATACTCTGATAAAAATCTTTTAATTACTCCATTTATTGATGTTGCCGTTGCAGAAGAAACTCCAGCAGCAACAGTGCCATTTACGGTTCCTGAAAAATCTGTTCCTCCAAATAAATGTTCAGAAGACATAAGAACGCCTTTACGATTAGCAGCACTGTACCAGTATGGGTCTAGAGAGGCTGTATGATTTTGAATTACGGTTCCAAATTGCGCCCTTCCGTGTTGAATTACTGCACCATTAACCATCTTAGTAACTCCGTTAATGGTTTCATAATATGGTTCTGCAAAAATTCTTACTTTTCCCGTTGGAAAAATTTTTCCACCAAACTTTAACTTATTTAAATAATTTTTATATTCAGTATCACTACTTATCCAAACATTTCCAAATCCTTCAACTGAATGCTCTACGGCATCATATCTAATTATTTCTCCACTTGAATAAAAATATCCTTGTTGCCTAGATATTAAATATACGCTTTCACCAAAATCAAAAGTATTGTTAATAAGTTGATTGTTAACTACAGTTGGAGCAACCTGAGTAAGAGTTGAGTTTAACGCAAGTGCCGAAAGAGTAAATCCGCTTGATCTACTATCCTTTAATTTGTCTTGATCTGAAAGTTCCCACAAAGAAGACGGTGTGTATACCCAATATTTATTTTCTGCACTTGATGGGATTTGTTCACCAAATGCAGAAAATGTTTTTTCAATGTACCGTGTTTTATAATTAATTTTGCCATCATTATATATTTTTTTATCTTCTGATGCAACAGCAATAATGTTAGGAAGTTTTTTACCAGTAATTAATTTATTCCCAACAATACCTATATCTTCATTTGTTTTTGATCCAATCAAAGTAGTGTCTGTTGATCTTTGTGTTGCTGTTGGCATTAAATAATTTTTGCTCATTGCAATAAAATTATTATATTCATCAAAAAACATTGCTGTTTGTGTTGAAGTAGCCAAAGTGTTTAAAACTTCTGCAACATTTGTATCTGGGCCAACATAAAAATAAGGAATAATTGGGTCTGATTCTCCTTCAATTCTTTTATAAATGTAGTTACTAAAACCAACAGAATCTAATAAAATTGATATTGCATAACTAATAGATACATTTGTAAGAAATAATTTTGGTGCTGTTATTGATTCAAAATAAAAATAAAAATCTCTTAATTCTAAAGAAAGTGTTCCTCCAGTTACATCTGCTTGTGGCATTCCTTCTGCATATAATGTTTTAATTGGAACGCTATAATTTTTGTTACTTACATTTAAAAATGTTTCATAAAAATTAAACTTAACATTTTTAGTAACGTATTTAGCAATAATACTATTTGTATTGTTTTCATTAAAGGCTTGATCTTCATCAAATATTGATATGTTTCCAGTAGAAGCCAGTAATTGTCCAACTGGCAAAGAGCCATTGCCAAGATCAGACAACTGTTTAGTTACGGAATAACTAATAGTTTTATTTGATATATTAGCCACTAGTCTTGGAGACATTTCAATTAAATCTAATGTGGCCTCGTACTTGTTCATTTGTTCTGCAACAACTCTTATACCTTGAATATATTGAAATTCACGGTATACCCTCTGATTGTTTTTAATAAAATATTCTGGAGATGTAAAATCTGTAACAAAGTTTGTTTCTTTTGTTAAGTCTAAATTTGTTAATT